GAACCTTACCTACTGATTTTCTAGGAGTAGGTAAATTCATTTGACGAATTGACTCATAATTCCTTCCCCCGTATATTTTATTAGATATTTCTTTTGGATCATTTAATTCACCAAAAAGATTTTCACCTGTATCTTCCTGATATTGCTGTGATATTTGAGATGGATTTGTTTGTTTAGCGTTTCCAATTAATAAATTTCGTGATTTTGTTAATGAATTATTAGCAGCATCTAAAATTCTAGGTAATTTATCTAATCCTGAAGTGTTATCATATCGTTTAATGATGGTAGGTCCAACTCCGTTTATAGAACCTGGTCCTCCTTCATATTGATCAATAATATTATTAGTAAATGGAGCTGCAAATTTATCAGCGAGTGCTAATTTATTATTTGCAAAATTAAAACCCTCACTTATTTTACTAGTAATAGATGCAACTGAACTATTGTTTTGTAATCCTAATGCATTAACTAAACCTAATCCTTGATTAAAATAAGAATTTACTTTATTGGTAAATTTACGAACTGCTTTTAATCCTTTTGTTAACTTTTCAGCAAATTTAGTTAGTGGTTCTTCAGATTCAAGACCAGTACCTAATGATTTATTTAGTATTACTAATCTATTATTTTTTGATTGAGCAGTATCGTTATTTTGAGTTACAATACTTAAATACTTATCACTATCTAAAATAATATTAGATGGTCCGAATCTATCATAATGATTCCATCCAGTATTTGGATCCGAACCAATTTGATCTAATGTATTTTGAGGATTGTATGTCTGTAATGATGATATAGCATCTCTAGTTACAGGACGTTTTAACGTTGTAACTGCTGATAGAGCATTATTTTCGTTAAGACCATTATTCCAAATATCTTTACCAATATTGATAACAGATGTTATAAGTCCAGGACTAATATTTACTTTTCCTACATTGAATGAGAATCCCTGTACACTTTCTAATCTAGTATTAGATAATTGAAGACCAATTTGTTTAGTTACAAATGCTTTTCCTTTAGGTGTTGCTAAAAATCTTTTTATTCGTTCTTGATTTTCTAAAGCAGCATCCTTTTCATTAGGAGTAACACCTATATATTTACTTTTATCATATGGATCATCAGGTAAAGATTTAGTAATAAGGGGATTATCATCAATTTGTTTACCAAATCCATCTCTGGCATCAGTAAATTTTAATGATGTAAGTTTAGTCTCACTTAACCGTTCAAATAATAATCTTCCAGACATCTTCTAAAATTTAAAAACGAGGAAGTACTAACTGATCCTTTTCAAATAATGATTTATAAGTTTTTGTAGCCGAATACGACGGAATAGCGTCTTTTGTAGTATTTATGTTTCTTCCTTTAACTGATGGGCTTGACGGAGCAATAAATGTTGCTGTAGATCCTTCATCTATAGCAGAAGCGTCAGGTACTGCTTTGTTTAATGCAGTTTTTTGATATTTTTGAGAATAAGATTTATCAGTTAATACTGCTTTAACTTCTGGAGTGTTTAATGTTGATGCTTCTTTATGAAGTGTAGATGGTTTTTTAGCTATAGTAGAATTTATACTTTCACCACCAGTTATAAATCCTTTACCATCACCAACTCCGTTTATTTCACTAGTAGAATATTCTAAAGCAGATCCTTTAATATCTCCTTTATATGAACCTACAAGTTTAGTTCCTTCATTTTTAAATTTTTCAAAAATTCCCATGTTATTATTTATTTTGGAAGATTATCAGTATATTTTCTACCTTTAATACTTTTAAATTTGTTATTACTAAATGTATCATTTTCATCTAAAATAGATGATTTCTGAACAATTTTAGGATTATTGTTAATTGATGATTGGTAATGTAATGTTGATGTTTTTGATTCAGCATTAAATCGTGGTTTACTACCACCAAATCCTAATGTTCTACTTATGTTTTCTAATAAGCCCATAATGTGTTTTATTATAAATATTAAAATTATATTTTTACTCCAATAGCTTTGTTTTGTTCTCTTGAAATAAAAGGTGCAAATTCTGATGGTTTACTTACTGAAACTACTTTTATTCTACTCATAGCATTAGCTAATTTATCATAATCAAATTCAGGTTGACCTAAACTTATTGAATCTTTAGGTCCTGAAAATACATCATTACCTTTAAATAAATTAGTTCCTGCAATTACTGTATCATTATTATTTAAAGCATATGAACCATTTGGTGTAACTAATGTGCGGTTTCCATAACCAGACATTAAATCGTCGGCTGTATTTGAATCAAACATACTACCTATCAAAGCTCCTGCTCCTACAGCAGCTGCTAAACCAACAGCTATACTAAGAGGATTGGCTATAGCTTTTGCTATTGCACTACCTACAGCCATAGCTCTCATTGCTTTAACTACATTCATTATTTGTACAACAGCACTACCTAATTGAATAGCTGCTAAACCACCAAAAATAGCTCCAATACCAGCACCACTTGATGCAATACTAGCCATTACATCTACCATTTTACCTAATGGTCCATCTAATAAGTTACCTAATAACCCAGATAACTTTTCAATAGCTGCATTGAATTTATCTTGTGCAGATAGCGACATTGCTCTATTTGCAGCTTCTTCACCCATTAAAGCAACAATTTGAGTTCTTGATTTACCTTGGGTTTCTAATTTTAATAATTGGTCAGATAATTCTTGTGTTTCTAAACCTAATGCTTTAGCCATTGAACGACGTTGAATTGCGTTCATTTCACTAAATGTATTATAATCTATTTGTTGACTTGTTAATTCTTTAGCAACGCCAACTAAATCATTATTTAATGCTAATTCTCTGGCTTTATCTAAATTAATATTGCGACCTGTAATTAAACTAGCTTCTAATGTATTTTGAATTGATGTTTGAAAATCTAATAATGCATTAGCTTGTTTCTGTGTTGTTTCTAATGAAGTACCTAAAGCATCCATTTCAGCAACAGCTTTAGCTAATTCAACTGGATTGCCTTTAAAATTAGCTAATAATAGTGATGATGATTTACCTGCTCTTTCTAATACATCTCTAACATTTAATTGTATTCCGTATTGAGCTGAAAGTGAAGATACAGCACCTGAAGCATCATTAGTGATAGACTTCATGCTCTTACCTGTGATGATTGATGCTTTAGCCAATCCACCAGCAGCTTCCTCAGATAAACCAATTCGTTTAGTTAAATTAGTAAACCCAATATTTAAATCATCTGAAAAACGTTTACTGAATCCTAATTGTTTACTTAAAGCAGCATTTGAAGCTAATAATTTATCTGTGGTAATGAAAGCATCTCCACTAGCGGCCGCTACTTCAATAAATCCATCCCGTAAAGCATATGCTTCGTTTTTACTTAATAATAATGATTTTTGCAAATCAGCTACTTGAGTACTTGCTTTAAATGCTTGCTGAATGAAAAATCCTAAAGTTAAAGTAGCTATACTACCAGCAGCAGCTTTAAAACCAGCTACTAACGGATCTGTTCCTTTTACATTAGCTTCTTGTAATGCTGCAGATATATCTTTAAATGGTTTAGCTAATGTAGGACCTATTACTGGGATTTTAGAAAGAAATTCAGATGCTTTATCCCAATATTTAGTTTGATTATTTAGTTCTTTAGCTACTGATAATACATCATTAGTTGTATTTAGTATTTCTTGAGATATTGTAATCTCTTCATATTTTTTAGCTATTAATTTATTTAAAAATGCAGCTTCAGTTACAGTAGCATTTTGTTTTAATAAATTTAATCGATTTAATTCAACTTGATCTGCACGTAATTTTTTAGTTAATTCTTTAGCTTGGCTTTGAAGTTTATTAACTTCTTTTCTATCAGTAATATCTTTTTCAGATATTTTAGATAATTCTTTAACTAAGTCTCTAGTTTTAACATTATTATCTCTAACTACACCAAAATTAGCGGCTAATTGGGATGATGCTTGAATAAGGTTACTCATTTCTCGAGTAACAGAAGCTAAATTAGCTTTAAGATCCCCAGCATCAGCATTAATATCCTCAAATTTTTTACTTAAATCGTCAGCCATTATAAATTAATTATATAATATAAATATAAAAAGCGCCTATTTTCTAGGCGCCTTATATGAATAGTCAGGGGTAATATTTGGACGTGTTAATTTATTAGGAGATTCATTAGACATTGTTTTATTTCTCTTTTCAATTTCATCCTTTTCTTTTTCATAAAATTCCTTAATTTTTTCAAATGTAAATTTACGAAGCCATAATGGCATATTATAAACATCACTCCAAGTATATCCTCCTTTACCATGAAATACTATCTCATGGATTTGGGAGAATACAGATAATCTATAGGGTTGAGTCAGGCCAAAAAAAGTTTAAGCCAATAGGCATTGATACACCCTCCTTTGTGTAACCATCTTTATCAATATCAATAGACATGTCAATTCCTGGGGCAACTTGCGAGTAATACTGACGTAAGGAACGTGCATCTTGCGCAGTAAGATAAATATCGACAAACTCGCGTATGTCTTTCTTTTCGCGCTTACCTTCAACTGATGTTATTAAATGTTTTAAACGAGTTGTTGTTTCGAATGAACGGTCTGGTTGTATTTTAGATAATCCTTTTAATTCTTGATCGATATTTTTTTCATCACTATGTGATAATATTTTAAAAGTAACTAAATTTTGAGATTGAGGTAAAGTAAAACTAAATTCATTAGTACCTTCTTCAATTAATGACTCATCTATTTCTTTTTCTTTTAAAGATGTTAAATCTACTATATACTCGTCTTCATCTCCTTTTTGTTCATTATAAAACTTAATTGGATAATCTTTACCGTATCCTAAAATACGAGCAGCAATCATAATCGCATCTTTATCTCCAACTAATAAATCATTATAATTAATCGGTGTAACGATTAGTTCTTGAAGTAATTTATCAATTACAGTTCCATTTTTAATGTAGTTGACATTAGTTAAAATATCCTCATGTTTTGCAGACATATACGACATTTCAATTTCACCAGCAGATAATGGGTTGTCTTTAGGGTATAATAAACCTTTAGATGGGAGAGTTACCGTTTCGGTAGGTAATTTAAATTTTGATTCCATATAACAATTTTATTGTGCGTATATAAATATATAAAACAAAAAACCCCTCGACAAAATGCCAAGAGGTTTTTAAATATTCACAATCTAATTTTTAGTAATTCAATACGCAATAATCCATTGCAATTGTCATGCTGATAGAAACAGCAGCATCGTTTGCCCAATCATACTCACCAAAGTTAGCAGATTTGCAATAAGCACCTTTAATAATCCATTCAGAAACAACATCACCAACTGGTCCTAATACGTTCATTACTAAGTCTTTCTTATAGAAATCTGAGTAACCATCACGTCCTGTTACTGATTCGTGAGCTAAACGAGCCCATTCCATAATTGCTTGAGCACCTGATGGTGTTACTGGATCATATAATGTCATAGTCATATCTTGCCATCTTACTTTACCTTTAATTTTACGGTAAGTGTTGATATGATCTAAAATTACTTCACCAGCTTCAAACTGAGGGGATTGAACTGATTTTACTAAATATGATGGGATACCATCTATATACATTATGAAACGGTTTTGAACTTTTGGTTCAAAAGCCGTAAACATAATTTCTGAAGGATCTAATACTGCCATTGTTTATATCTTGTTTATTATAAATATCAATTATTTAAGTTTTTTATTATGCTGGGAAAGCAGCTCCAGTTGGTTGAAGAGTGAAATCCAAGATAATAAATTCAGCAGTTTTAGTAGGTTGAACATAAATCTGACCAATTAATTGATTACGATCAATTATATCTGCTGTATTATTTGTTTCGTCCATTATTACTTTATAAGCATATAATCCTTGACGTGAAACAACTTGTTCCATATATGGATTAACTACTGATAAGAAACGGTTACGAGTGATTGCTGTATTTTGTTCAAATACTAATTCACGAGAAACTGATGAAACGAAACGTTTCAAGTTAATCAATAAACGACGAACATTTACACGATCTAATGACGTAGCACGTTTTTGGAATGTTTTCTGACCAAATGCTACAACACCATTTACTCCCGGGAATGTTGCTAATGGGTTAACATTTGCAGCATATAATGAATCTCTATCAGTTGCTGATAATTTACGTTCTGCTTGAATTACTGATCCAATTCCACCACGATTTAAACCTGCTGGAGCAAACCATTCAGCACCTACTTGATCATTAAATGCATATACACCACCCATTACTACTGAAGGTGGAACCCATACTGGACGGCCTAAATTAGAACTAAATGTTTGAACCCATGGCCAATATCCAGCACCATAGTTTGAAGTTGAACCTGCTGCAGCTGAAATTGCATTTGCTTTAGTATCTCCACAAGCAACTAAATCAGCAATTACAAATGAATCGCCTCTTGCTTCAACAACATCAATAGCTGAAGTTGAAGATATAGCAGCATTAGCACCAGTAAATAAACCTGGGGTTAATAATAAGTTAAAATCGTATTCGTCTTTATTTGTAAGTAATGTTAATGCTTTAGTGTAATCATCATCAATAAATCCTTGAGCTGTTGTTGAAGAAGGAGTAATTGCGTCAAAAAACAAACCATTTCTGTTAGTTGCTGCTACACCACCTGCAAATGTTCCACCAAATGAACCTGAACCAGTTGCTGGCATTGATCCACTATATATAGCTGTTTTAAAGTTACCATCATTATCGATAGAATCTACGTTTGGAGTAGTAATCGAAGCAATACGAACATAGTTAGAAGAACCAGCAAATGAACCTGTAAGTTGGATATAAGCTCCGTCACCTGAATCAGCAACGTATACTGGTTTTTGATCACCAATTACACGAGAGATAAAGTTTGGTTGTAATGGATCCAATGTTAAGTTAGACCATGTTTCTAAAACATTCTTTGTTGCAGTTGTATCATCACCTCTACGAATTACAAGAGTAAATGTTCCTTTTGTATAATCAGTATTTGAAACTTCCCAACGAATGTTTGATGCAGATCCAGAAGCTAAAGCTCCACCTGCAGAAATTGAGGATGTGTTATTTGCTTCAGCTCCGTAATGTACAGATTCTAAAGTAAATGAAGCATTACCTACTGTTGAGATAGATGAACCTGATTGGTTTACATATGCTTGAGCATAAGTATTATATGCAGATCCTGAGATAATACGAGTTACTAATAATGAACGACCTCCACCTGAGAAGTATTCTTTAGCAGCTAATGATGTAAAGTATTCGTAATAATTACTTCCTGATTTAAATTGATCTCCAAAAAGTGAAGTATATTCAGAGTATGAGGTAACTACTGTAGGAACTAATGGACGACCTTTAACTGTTGGTCCAACAAGTGCCGCTCCCGTTACAACAGGTCCTCTAGTAACTAATGACTTGTCACTTTCGTTAACAAATACATTAGGTGATATAATTTTTTCTGCCATTGCTATTTAATGATTATAATTTGGGTATTTCTACAATAAATATATGACAGTCATTATAAAACGAAGGCGAACTATGAAAGTTCGCCTGTTTCTAAATTTATTGATTTTTCGGGGTATTGAGTTTTTAATTTTTCAATTAACTCAACTTCTTTTTCTTGAAGTTTTTCAAAACTAGATATGAAATTATTAAACTCATCATCTAACTTTTTAAATTGTTTTTGAGCAAATTCACGCTGTAATGAAATTTCTCCAATTTGATATGTTAATATCTGTGAATCTTGTTGCAACTGTTTAATTTCAGCTAACTCTTCGTCTGTAATTTTTGTTGATTTTAGCATAATTTTATTTTATACGGGCCATTTATTTTCGGGACATGATTT